TAAACTAGATAACATTACTACGCACTACGATGGTATAAGTAGTAACGTACCTGATTACGATAAAGAAAACTTCATATCAAGGATGGAGGACTGTGTAAATAACGGTACAGCTTATATGATAGCTGATGGCAGTTGTTTTATATATTATGACAAAGATACTGAGTCACCTGCTTTCGCAGCAGGAGTAGCGTTATACGGAGCAGGAAACCCATTGAAGATGATAGCGCTGTTTACATACGTATTCACACATGTAGATAGCAAAGTACTGTTCATGAGGTTAAGTCCTCACTCACCTACCTTTGTGAACGAATGTAAGAGCTTACTAACGATAAACTCTGTTATAGACTACAGTATCAGCAAAGACTATCTTATGATTAGAGTAGACGAAATTAGGGATAAGGTTAACAAACTTATAAAGAGTAGACTTGTGTTATGAGCCACGCAGTAAAGATAGCAAAAGAGATAGAAAAATCGATATTTAAAGTAGTAAAGACAGTATGGGATGAACTTACAGTTCCAATGCTCGAGCAGGTATTCGCTTTAATAGGTATTGTGGATGAGACTGTAGTAACAGCACAAAGAATATCCTCTCCTATATTTAGTACTTATGATGGTGATGCTGTACATGATGCTACAGTAAAAGCAGTTATCACCAAAGTAAAAAGTGGTACAGACTTCTTTCCTACTTATATGGAGGAGATGTACCAAGCTAAGGCCAAGGTAAGATCTTACTACAACTATGCTAACGGTGGTTCTTACGTACACGGACTACCTACCATGACAGTGTCAGGTATAAAGATGACATCTGACCAACTAGCTACTATCGATAGTGCTATAGAGAGTAGTGTAGGTTTCCCTATAACTACAACATATACTCACTCAGGATACATAACAACTGAACAACACTTTATAGGATTACTTCAAAATAGTCATGATTACTTACCATACGCTAATACTTTAACTAAAGAGGATAAGTATGGAGTGTTAAGAGATGACTGGATACTTAATGGTAACTACTTATTTGATACGTCTATTTCAGCATATGAAATAGATATAAGCAGGTCAGCAGCTTTAGCTGTATTTTGGGTTGAAGGCCCAAATGTTGTAAAAGAGACTGATACTGCAGTGTTTACAGTAACAACAAACAGGGAAGTACCTGCAGGTAAAAGCTCAGCAGTAGAGTTACTTTATAGTTTCACTAAAAAAGACGGTACTGCATACAGCTATACAGGAACAGTTACAATACCAGAATTATCTAAATATGTAGACGTACCCCTTACAATATCAGTAGCAGATAGTATAACGTCAATTTTGGTAAAGATAGTCTCTATCGCTAACACAGGAGGAGTATTCGAAGACGTAGAAATCAGCAGTGATAATACTGTAGTATGCAGTGTGACAGCTCTTGTCGAGGAAGAAGTATATACACCTCAGACTGTTGAAGGTTCACTGACGGTATTCTATCAAGCCACAAATGAAACGCTAAGAGACGTTATATTAGGTGATAACTTTACACCTGAAAGACATCTAACTGTTAAGTACCATAGGGCAGGTGGATCACCTTCAGAATGGTTTTACTGGTTCTACAACCACAATGACGGCACTTATGATATTGAGCCTCAGTCTGAAAGTCTGCACGATTTAGAAATGCTACCAGTAGTAATACTGAGAAAAGACGGACAATTCGTTAACACAGACAAGTCATCACAGACTTACCTTACCACTAAAAGGATAATGGAATTTCTATCGTTTGACGTTGATCAGTTTATAGATAACATAGCAAGTAGTCCTGGAGCTGATGTAGATAGTATATCAGATGCATACGTACATTTTTCAATGATGCCAGCAAATACAGACCCTACAGTATCTAAATTGCTGTATCACAGTTTCTATAACATAATAGTTACAAATGGCCTATATTCAGAGCTAGAAGAGTACAACGCTATATTTAAAGAGGGTGACGTTAACAACAGTATAGTGTGGACAAAGCACACATACGATCAGAACATAGAGGGAAGTGTCACTACTGTAGGCGAGTACAACCATTACGTTCAGAAAACTGTTGAAGGTAGTATTCTTTATTTAAGGTACCAGAAATCATCCGGTCTGTATGATATGTTAAGTGTGTACAACTTAAACACTCTTACATCTATTGAGTATAACGGTTATCACCAAGTTGCTACTGCTAGTTTGTGGAACAAAGATACAAACTCTGTAGATGAGAGCTTTGGTATAGCATTATCATGGTTAGTATTCTCTAAATTAACAGCTCAAGAACAGACAGGGGTGTACAAGTGGGTTTGTAGGATGGATTTGTACTCACTAACTGTAACTGAATTAAGGTGGTATGAGACATCAGCGTTTGCAGATTTGTTCCAAATAGTTATGATAATTCTGGCAGTTGTTACTTTTGGTCAAACGTTAGTACTGTACGGAATAATTGCAGCAGCAACACAGCTATTGATAAGTTATGCTATAGGTGAATTGATAGTATTCGTTGCTGAAAAAACAGGAAGTGCAGTGCTTGCAGCTGTAGTAGGGTTTATAGCTACAGTACTTACTAGCGGTAAGTCAGGCACTAGTTTTTTCGATATGGTAAACGCTATCGACTTAACAGACCAAGTAAGACTGTTCGCAGATAACTTTATAGCTGGTCAGTCTGCTATAGACGCTAAGACTATTGAAGAACTAGTTGAAGATGGTATGGAAATAAACGCTGCTAGGGAACAATGGGAGGCTGATGAGGAAGCTAGGGCTAAAGCTGAGTATGATTCACCTATAACTATCGAGTTCCTACAAGGACTTAAAACACTAGAAACGCAAATTTCATCAGCAATTGAATCACAGTACAGGTTTGAGGATACATTCGGTTATGGTAAAGTAGGGAACTATCACGAAGCACTATTAAGAACAGAAATAACATAACTTAGAGGTAATAACCATGCAGTCACTTGCAGGAAATCAACAACCTAATGCTTACACTGGAGGTAGTGGCTACTCGCTACAACTTCCAGTACAGAATACCTTAATGAGCAGCTTATTAGGAAAAAACAAAGTAGCATCACCTACGTCTGATCTGTCTAACTTAGATACTAGTAACATGAACTTTGATTTTTCAGGAGGTGGTCTAGCTAATAATGGCTACACTACAAACCCAGATACATCAGCTTTCAACTGGAAAAACCCAGATACTGGAGGTTTCGATTTTGGTGGTATAGGTGGTCTGGCTAACACTGCTCTTGGTGCAGCTTCGCTGTTTATGAACTATCAGTCTATGAAGGATGCCAAAGAGTATAATAATAGAAATATGTCACTATTAGAAGAACAGCAAGGTTTAGCTAAACGAGCTGCAGATACTAACTACCAGAACCAACAACACATGGCAGAACAAATGGGTGGTTACGTAAACGCTTAATACTGCTCAGCATTTTACCTTATTGTAATCAGGACTAGATATCATGGCTTTAAAAGAAAATATGCCTTCAGTTGGAGGCTTCCTTAACACAGCACAGTACGCTAAAAACTTTAGTGATATGCTTCAACAAAATAAAATTAACGAGCAAAATAGGGTAAATGCTGAGAATACTAAAATATTCAATACTCGACGTTTAGACCAAGCTGATGCTGCTGCAGAAAGCTTAGGTATTCAACGTGGAGTAGAGAACGAACAAAACGCTCTAAGGCTTAAGTACGATCAAGAAAACATGCTTCGTGACGATAACAGAGCTGCAGCTATGGACGCATGGAATAGAGGTGCTGCTGCTAGAGATGCAGCTAGAAAGCGTCAGAATAACCTTAAGTTTTATGAAGATTTAAAAGCTGCTAAAGCTAGTAGCCCAGAAGCAGGTAGAATATTTGGAAGGTCAGACTTAGGAGCTATAAACGGTTTAGGTGATGGTCAAGGCCCACTAGTTGAAGGTAGCCAAGGTTTCATCGATAAAATGAATGCTCCAGGAAACCAAATAAACTTCCAAAACCCTAAAAAGATAAGTAATGACGTTATGGAGCATTTCCTATCTAGAGGTTATTCTATTGAAGATGCACAAAGAGCTAGTGGCTTTGCGTTAAAGGATTATGTTACTAACTCACCTGAAAGTGTTAAGGCCGGATTAGAGAGTAGTAGTGCGAGAACTGAAGCCTTAACTAAAGCTATAACAGGTGGTAGTGGTAGTGGAGGTAGAGGCTCTAACGGTCAAGGAAGTGGTACATTTGGCGATAGAGCCAGTAGTACAAAATACGTAGAAGATTACTTAAAAGACACTACTGAGCCAGGTTTCTTAGACTCTGTATTTAACGTTATAAACCCTGCCAATGACCCTAACATGTCAAGATCTCGTCTAATACCTATATTAGCGTCATTTGCTGCTGAAGGTATCGATGCAAGATCAGCTATAATGGCACTGGAAGCTAGAGGTAATGTCAGAGGTGGAGAGTTTGAAGGTACTAAACCATCTGAACTGCTTGACCCTGAGAATAGTGGTGAGATGCAGGAGCTTTACGCTATAGGTAAAGCTGTACAGTCTAACTCTGGTGGTATGACAATGGAGCAGAGGCTAAGTGGTATCAACGCTGCATACGACGATAAGCTAGTAAGAGACAGCAGTATAGTTGCTAGTGGTTCACCTTCAGCGTTAAATAACCAACAACTAAGTAAAACGTTTCAGACTTATTTGTCTCAAAATGCTATAGATGTATCAGGCGATTCAGATAGCGTTATAGAAACTGGTGATAGTAACAATGCTTCTATAACCGAAGCTAGTTCTGGTGCACCTGTACCTAAACCTTTTAGTAGTCTTAACCAGTACATAAAAGATAACAGTATTGCCACAAAAGAAGCAGCCTACAACGCTAATTTGGATGCAGTAGTTGATAATCGTAAGGCAGAGTTAAAACCTCAACAGCTAAAAAGATTCCAAGCTCAACGTGCTCGTGATAACGAAGCTGCGAATAACGCACTAGAAAGACTTGGCCCTAAGAACATAATATCTAGAGCTGCCCCTGAAGAACAAGAAAGTATGATAGCTGAAGCTGAGAAACGTATGGCAGAAATTAAGGCTACTAGAGGTAAAACGGATGAAGAGAAAAATACTTTTGCAAACTTACGTAAATTAGTACAAGACCACTATGAGCGTGAAGAATTAGAAGCTAAGCTGACACAACCACGTAGATAACATATAAACATAAAAGGCAATCTGATGTCTGTATCTGATATATTTCAAGATTTACAAAACCCTGCTACACGGGGTTTAGCAATACAAAGTGCACCATCTCTGTTCGATACTAAGATGGGAGCTATAGCTGCTGCAGGTGCAGAAAAGCAAGGAAGACTTGACCCTGCAGCACAGGTGCAGAGTGAAGTTAACCAGATACTAAGCCGTGGTATAAGTGGTTCTAGTTTCCTTGGTGGACTATCTAGCTTAGCTGATGCTTCTATAGATAGAGAGTTTGAGGATATATCTAACTTCGCTACTGGTGAATCTAATCCTAATCTAATGGCAGAAGCAGATGCACGTAGTGGTGTTGACCCTGCACTTAGAGCAAAACTGCAACAGTCGTCTAGCGATAGTATAGATTCTCTTGCAGAAGCACGTATAGACTTTAGTGACGGCAACTATCTAGACTCAGCAGGTAATGTACTAGATGCAATAGTCACTACCGGTAAAGTGCTCCCTGAATTAGCAGTAGATAGTTTAGCAGGTTCAATTGCGTCAGGTGTTGCTGGTACAGTACTTACAGGTGGCATAGGTGGAGCTGCTGCACTAGGTAAACGTATATTTAGTGCTGGTAAAACAGTAGGCAATATAACTGATTCTGTAGATAAAGCCGTAAAAGCTAAGAACGCTAAAAGTAGAGCAGGTAAAATTACTACTGCTGTAGGGAACGTAAGTCTATCAACTGCTGCAGTACTGCAACGAAATGAAGAAGCGTACATAGCCGAAAATGGTGAAGCATCTTCTACCCTACATAAAGTAGTAAACGCTCCTGCAGCAGTAGCTCTTATGTTATGGGATAGAAAAATATTCATGAGTGCTGTCCCTACTATAGCAGGAGCAAAAGCAGCAGCTAAAGCAAGAAAAGAGTTTGTTAAAGGTGTTACCTCTAAACTAGACCCTATACCTAAAAAATATGCTGTAGCTGTAGCGAAGAAAACATTAGCAGCAGCAGGTAAAGCAGCTAAGATAGGTGGTGCAGAGGCAACACAAGAGTACTTGCAGTCATGGCACTCTATACTCCAATCGAAGATGGACGATGCATCACTTAGATCTGCTATGGATCAGTTACTTGACGAAGGTAACATTGATGAAACCAACTATGCTGGTTTAGTCGGCGCAATGGTAGGTGGAGCTTCGAGAGGTGCTACAAGTGTTCCTGGTATCGCTGCAACAGCAGGTACAGGTGTTGCTGTAAATACAGGCAGGTCTGTAGCTAAAGTTGCTGGTAAAGCTTATGACAAGTCTTCAGAAATAGTTAAGGACTCAGCTACAAGAGCAAGTTTGAAGCTATACACTGCAGACGAGAGAGCAGCACAAGCTGAACGTAATGCTATAGCTCAAAAAGAAGCTGATACCAGTATTGAGAAAAGTAATTCAGATATAGCATTTGTTAACCGCTCTAAGTCAGTTTCGGACATTTCTGAAAACACTAGTATGAAAGCTAGGCTTGAGGATGTTCAGAGAAAGTTAGAAATTACTACCGAAGAGCTTAATGATCCTGATGTCCTATCGTCTGTAAAAAATAGACTGATAAGTGACATGAAAGGTGAGCAGGCAATCACTAAAGCTAGATTAAAAGCTAACAGTGCTTTACGTGTCATGAAGGATATAGGCAACAACGTAGCTGATAAGTCTATTACAGCAGCACAAGAAGGACTTGATAAAGTTACTTCTAATGAGCTGGCTAAAACAGCTATCGCTAAAGGTGTTGAAGGTATAGCAAGTGTACGAAATATCAAATCTAGTACTGCTAGAGGTGTCTTAAACTTAGCTTTGACAGAAGGTAATAATGCATCTAAGCGTGTAGTAGCAGCGTCTAGAAACCTTGATGTTGATGACATAAAAGTTATTGCCAAATCAGTAAAAAATTCAAACCCTGAGTTGGCTGAAAAATTAGAAAAAGTATATAACGCTAAGGTATCTAGTCTTAAAAACTTAGGCAGTACAAACGATAATATAACAAGTAGTGAAAACTTAGATAAAGGACTTAAAGCAATAGCTGAAGGTGCTAACATTGATGCCAAGGATTCACCAAAAGTACTTAAAGCTGTTAGTGCAGTTATAGGTGGAAGGATAGGAGATGTAGCTACGCTAGAAGTAGCTGAAAAGGTACTAGCTAAGTATAAAGAAACTGATGAGTATATTAATGGCTCTAATAAAGCTACTGTCGATGTATTAGAGAAAAGACTAACCTCACAAGGAAAACGTCTACGTAAACCTGTGTCTAAAGAGATTAAGAAACGATTAGGTGAGTTAGGAGGTAAGCTTAAAGAAGCATTCCATCCTGACAACAACGCTGATGTTCTTAAGACACTACATGATATGGTTGCTGATAATACTCCTGAGCAGTTCAAGAAAAAAGCTAATGAGTATTTACTACAGTTAGATAATATAACTTTACCTGATATCACTACTGAAAAGGGTCAAGAAGAGTTAGATAAGCTAATTGGTGATGCTTATGACTCTGTAGTGAGTGGGTTACAGGAAGCTGCTAAGTCCACTAAAGATTACGCCAAAAGAAGTACTGACATATCTAATAGGCCTAGTAAGTCAACTAGGAGTACTAAAGCAAAACCTAAAGATGAGACTAAAGATAAGCCTGTACCTGATACTGAATCTGATGTTGTCAAGTCTGAAGAGTCTGCTGCCAAAAAAGCTAAGTACGAAAAGTTATTAGGTACGTTGGACAAGCATATGACTGAACAAAAAGATGTCGATGTTATTAATGAGTCTATCACCCCTGCTATACCAAAACTGATAAGTATGTTTAAAGATTTAGGTGCAACTTCTTACAGTGAAGTAGAGACTATTATCAACGATTATGATACTTTAAAAGACATTAGTTCTCTGGTAGAAGCACTTAAAAAAGAGTTCCCTGACGATAGAGTTAAAGACGAGTCATTTTTTGAAGAGAACGATGATGGTCTTGAGCTTAACCAGCTACCTACAGAAGAAGTAGTAGATGAGTACAAACGTAAATTTCCTCAGTGCCCTGTAAAATTTAAATAGGTATAAAAATAATGTACTGTCCCTCAATAGAGTCGTATATAAGATATCATCGAGAACTTAACGGTATCGATATTAATCCTGACACGGAAAAGAACACTAGATTTGATGTATGGAGTGTTACACCTAAAAACATACACGAAATGATCAACAGTAACAGTTCTGCAGAAATGCCAGGCATTGAGGCTTCTAGGTACGTTAAGTCTAAAATAAATAATGCACTTAGTCGTGTTGCAAAGTCTAAAGTAGATATATCTGATTTTCTTGCTGATATTATAGGTAACGATAAAGATAATATTGATACTGCTAACGCTGACAAATCGATAGCTTTACGTGAAGTTATGGAAGCTATTAAAGGTGAAGCTGATAAAGCTCGTAACAATGATATCGATATAGCTTTATTAGAGGTGGAAGGTATATTGCCTGCACTTCCTCTTTCACGTATTGCTGCCAGTATAGGCAGAAAGTCCCTGTACTTTGACCAAATTAGATTTAAATCTAACGATGAAAGTGTTAAAGATGCTGCAGAAATTGAACAGCTCTACTACACACATGGGTTAATTATACTGAGACAGCTAGAAGATAAAGGTTACGTAAACTTCCACGAAGATCACCCAACTATTCGTGATTATACTGACAGTGAAATTGCTGATAACAAGTTTAGTACTGCTGCTACAGTAGTTACTGACGTTCGTAGTATATCCCTAAACACTGACAAGTTAGGTGTGTCTAAGTTCGACAGTAAAAAACCTACAGAATTGACACAAGAAGCTGCCTTCTTTCTCAACCGTACTGAGTCTGACATTAAGGGCACTAAGTTAGGTAAGATTGTAGACGTTATGACTGCAGTAGGTCATGTAACACAAGCCTCTTTAACTGAGTTACCGGATACAGTAGAGGCTGACCCTAACAGAGTTTTATCTGATAATGACCCTAAAAGTAACGTTAATGACCCTATATCAGATAGTGCTAGACAGAAGCTTTACGACAACCCTCTTAGAGTCAATAAGTCTGTACATGGACTTATAAAACTTCTTAGTGAAGCTATGGAAGAGGCAGGACAGGATTCGTCTGCATCTCAGATCATAGCCAAAGCGTTTAAAGGTAGTCCAATTAAGTTTAACTCGCTATTCGGTATAAAGGCATCTAATGATTTCTCAGTTGACCGTAAAGAGAGTATACAAGGTCAAAATTTGTCTAAGACTGTTCCTTTGGATGACGTAGTTGATGTATACCGTGCACTTATGGACAGTGAAGGTAATCCTGTAAATTTACATATGGCAATGAAAGGTGGCAGAAACCAGCGTCTTTACTACACGAACAGTGTCCTTAATGCTCATGCTAGCAAGCAAAGCAGACACATGTTAACTAGTGGTGAACAGACTATAGAAATAGGTTCTGACAACTTCAAACGCCTAGTTAATACTATGGCAGAAACGTTAGATGATGAAACTATTACATATAGTGACATTGTGGACGGAGGAAATGTTAAGCTTGAAAGAGCACTAAAAGCTTACAAGTCTTATGAAAATTCTAAAGATTTAAGTACTAAACTAGTAGCTATAAGTAGGCTACCTGTAGAGTTTCCAGGAGTAGACTATGCAGCTTTACTATCAGTATTAGCAGGTGTTTCAGACATTAGATCAGCTAAAGGTGAAACTCACGTTACTACAGAATTTATGCATTCTGCAGATGCTACAGCTCAAGGTGGTACTTTAACCATTCAGCAGGCTTTAGGTACTAATGCTAACATTGAAGCACTTCTCCAGCGTTTAGGTATCATTCGTGACAAGGATGGTAATGTCATAATAGATACTGAACAAAAATTAAATGATATATACGGTCTGATGTCTGAAGGTATCACTAACTTTATAAGTGGTGATAACACCAGAACAATGGCAATAGAAACTAAAAGTGGACGTATTGAAGATAACCTTCAACAGACACTTAACTTATTGTTTGGTGGTGATGCTAAAGGTACTCGTAATCTATCTAAAGATGCAACCATGCCATTCATATATGGTCAAGGTGAGGTAGGTGCAACATCATCCATGTCAGACTCAATAGCCCAAAGAGTTATCGATAATCTAGATCGTCCTGACACTATATCTTACCTAGCTGATTTATTAGATGATAACTCTATAAAAACAGCAGGTCATGAAAAGCTTAAAGATACTAGAGGACTGTACCCAGCTATAAAGAAAGCTCTTAATACAAAGGGTGTACCACTTCAGTTGTACAGAATAATGGAATCTGAGATAAACAATCAGTACCTTAAAGAGTTTAAGGCTGACAGTAAGGCTGTGTTTGAGTTAGCTAACAGTGTCAAAAATCCTCACAACCTTAAAGTGCTACCAGCAGGTGCAGTTTTAGCAGGTATCGAAGTATCTGAAGTTCAGAAGTACGGAATGCCATTGACTAAAGTTGTAGAGGTATCTAGTGCTGTAACTGGTAACGCTAATGATCCTCTTATGTCTGAAGGTGGACATACTGTACTGACTCGTAAACAGCAGTTGTTTAAAAGTATTATGGACGTGTCTGTAATTCACGGTATTGACTCAGGTCTTATGTACCATGCACTTGATAAAGTTATAGGTACTGTTGAAGGTAACAACGGTGCCATAGTAGTACACGACCAGGTAATAGGTTCTGTAGAGCTGGTACGTAGAGTAGAAGAAGAGTACGTAAAACTTAATTCAAGGATGGTAGCTGAATACGACACACATCAACAAGTGATGTTATCTATAGCACAACATGACCCAGCAGTTGCTAGAACTCCTAAGTTCAAGGCACTTATGGCTAAACTAGATGCAAGATTAGCTGCTAAAGCCAAGTTTATAGCAGAAGAAAGGTTCAACGAAGATACTGACGCACTTATCGGTGATGGTGACAGCTTTAAAACATTTTCTGAAGGATATGTTCACGCTAGACCTACTACAAAATCAAAACCAAAAGCTAAGACTACAGTAAAAACAAAAGAAAAAGTCAGTACATCAGATATCGGTACTGATATGACAATTCTGCTTGAAGGTCTAAGATCTAAATCTACTCTTATAGATAGGTTCTTAGATAAGTCTAGTAAACCTGCAATACTGGGTGCAGTTAACTCTTTTGATACTGAAAATGATCAAGTAGTAATTCAAGCTGATAATATTAGTGTAGAACTTATCGAGCATGAGATTGTTCACCACAATACTGCAGGCTACATAGCTAAGGCATTACACCAAAGAAGTAAAGGTGAGGCTACAGAACTTTCTACAGACGTGGAGTACTTCAGGAAAGCTACGTTTGTTTTGAGAAAGTATCTTACAGATGTAAGTGAAGAGTCTGCTGTAAATAAGATGGGTCAAAAAGCTTATGATCGTGCTGTCTACATGGTAAATTCTGACCATGACCCTGCAACACAAATAGCTGAATTCGTAGCTATCATGTCTACAGAGTCAAAAGTATCTGAAGAAATCTATAAAGTAATAGCAGGAAGGGTACCTACTAAAACTCTGAAAGCTAGAATCTCTGATTTCGTTAAGAAAGTAACTAAGTTACTAACGACTCTTAGCGCTGAAGATTTTACAGCTACTATAGACGCTGACAAACTGCAGGATGCTTTAGTTAGAACTTTAGAGAATGGTAGGTCTTTTAAGGAGGATAAAGCAGAAGAGGCTATGAGTTACCAGATTGCGTTTAAAACTCTTAATGCTGGCCCAGGTATATCAGAATCTATGCGTTACATGAATGATTCGGTATCTAGTATGCTAGAAAGTCAGTTTGAAAGACGTGGTAAATCTATAGCAGGAAACATTCATAAGATTATGAGCTTAAGATTTCCTATGTATGTTGATGCGGCTAACAAGCTTAAGTCCTCTTATGAGGGTTCTGAAGCTATGCAGCAGTTAATCCATACAATCACTGGTGAAGGTACTAATAAGACCTCAAAAGCTGATCTATTAGCTCAGTCAGCTAAAGTAGAGAGTGATCATAGAAGCTCTATTGCACATCAGCATCAGGAGTTTAAAAAAGCTCTTAAAGGTGTGGATGATAGCACTAAAGAAACTATTGGGAGATTTGTTACACAGTTACCTCTACATGACTACTTCGTACTAGCTAAAGACTTCAATACTGCAGCTAAAATTGACGCAGAAGTTGCTAGACTTGAAAGTGTTATGAGCAAACAGATAATGTCAGATATTGATGGTATTATTGACCGTAATGTTAACAGAAAAACTGAAGGTGATAGTTCAATATACAGCCTAAGTGTTAAGTACAGGCAGGGTTCTGAAGACAAGCACGGTAATGACATTAAAAGACTGTTAGCTCTTAAGTCTATACAGACTATTGGATCTAGTGATTTTGAATCGTTCTTAGGTAATACAGATCTGGTCAACCTAATAAAAGATAACGTTATGGCTAACAAGCTTAACTTAATCAAAATAGGTGGTGCTAGTAAGATGAGAGATAGTCTACTTCCTGACTACTGGAAAGAGTCTCCTCAAATGTTACCTGTTACTATTGAAGAAGCTAGACGTTATGCTATTGGAGAAGAGACTGGTTGGAAAGTTCTACGTGAACCTACTAAATCTAGTTTAGGTATAGTGTATAAGGAGATGGTCGACTCTACGGAACTGCAAGGTTCTCATACTGACATAGGCCTTAAGTCTACTGACATAGACATTAACACTAAAGCTCATAAAGCTTATAACGGCATACTAGAGACTGCAGACGGTGGTTATAAACTAGTCCTTACTGATAAAGAACGAGCTACTGCAGGTATTGAAGATGACTTCGTTGATACGCTTATTAGAGGTACCGCTCATAGTATCGCTGTTAATGATTCACAGTACATTAGAGACGCTATCATTAAGTCTGAAAACAGGTTTGATGGTACGGATGCAGCTAAACTAGATAAACTAAATCAGATTCTTAAGTCTAAAAATGCAGATGCACCTTGGTTTGTTAAACTAAATAAAGACCAAACTTACAGCAACTTAAAGCACTCTATAAGAGCTAAATATAAAGTTATAGATGATAGAGCTTCAGACGTTATAGGTGAATCTGGTAATAAGTTTAGTGATGAAGTTCATCTAGTCCGTAAGGATATGTCACACTTTCTTGTTGGTGGTCACTCTTCGTCACCATTCCAAAATAAGAAAATGAAATGGGCTGTACGTATCGTTAAAGACATTATGGCAGGTACAAAAATAGGTATGGTAGTTCTTAACCCGGTTAAGATCGCTATGGATAACGTATCTAATTTATCGTACTTGAGTGTATCTGGTGCATCACCATTGTTTATTGCAAAACAGTACAGGGATATATCAAGGTCTTATAACGATTACCAGAACCTAGTTCATCAAATGGTAACGTATAAAGTAAGGTTGGCTGCAGACGAGAATAACGAAAACATCAAAGCTAAAATAGCTAAATTGCAGAAGAGTATAGATGCGAATCCTGTAGGTGACTTAGCACATAAAGGTTTTGTTAACTCATTAGGTTCTGATCTAGTTGCTAGAAGTTCAGACGTATCGTCAGGGTTACAGGTCGATATGGAAACAGCTTTAACTTATTTATTGAAAGATAAAAAAGGTGATATGAATGTTGTAGGACAATTCATTAACAATTTACATAAAATAGGTTTTCAGAGTGAGGATTTTGTTAAGTATTTAGGAGGTATAGTTGGAAGGGCTAAAGATGGTAAGGCTGCTCATCAGCAGTTAGATTTGACTGTTGAACGCATTAAAAGCATAAAAACTGAAGATGACATTGTGAGTTATGTTTCACAATACACTACAAGTCCAGGCAGTGAACTAGTTAGACTAGGTTCAAGTATGACTGACTTAACTGACGTTTTAGCTAAGGAGACTTTGTATCGACATGCTATGCAGAATGAGGGTATGAGTGCGGAAGCTGCTCGTGTTCACGTACTAGATTCGTTCCCTGACTATAAAGAGAACTTACCTATGGCAGTGAAGCAGTTGAGTGATGTTGGTATTATAATGTTCCCTTCTTTCTGGTTAAGAATACAGAAAGCTATATACCGTATGGCTAGGGATAAACCAGTAGGTCTTAGTACTGAATTGGCTGTTGAGCATTACCTGACAGGAAGTGTTAACACAGTGTTTGACGCTAACATCATTAACAAGTCTGAGTCATTCGGAGGTGTATTCCATATGCCACTTGAATCTTCAGGTCTTGGTAGTGCTATACCGTTGAATATACTATAGATACAGTAGGGGGTTTTTATTCCCCCTACTTTTACTTACTCATCCATATCAAACCAGTCAACTACCTTATCCCTGCTAAAGTAGAGATAAGCTAAACTACCTACAATAGCCACAACGACTATTACAAGAATGACATAGGCAGTATAGAAAGATGCGATAAGTATAGCGACAACAACAATTACTGTCGCTATAACTTTAAGCAGAGTAAATATACTATTTAGCATTTTTATTAGAGAATCGTTTAGCTGCGAAAGATGGAGCTTTCTTAGCTGTTCCTTTAGTACCACCAGATGCACCACCAGTACGACCACCAGCAACCCATTTAGCGATATCTTCAGGAGTTAGATCATCTTTGTATGTGATGTTATCAGCATACTTCATGTCTTTCTCTAGTCCTAGACCTGCTTCAGACTCGTTTACGATCTCTTCAGCAGTTGCACCATCACCAATACGGTAGAAGTCACGAATGACTTTCTTTTCTTGGATCTTACCGTTGTACATAGAGTATTCAAGTTGTATACGAACCTGAACTTCTACGTCTGCGAAATCTTCCAGTACACTAACGATTTTGTCTTTACCATCTTTACCGATAGGAAGTTCCATTTCAACAGGCATGGAAACTTCATCTAAGTCACTAACTACGATTAAGTGGTTAAAAGTTTTATCACCAATTTCGTTAACTACTGGCTCACCATCAGGTCCAGTTTTGTTAGTGATACGTAAGTTACCGTAAAGAACTTGGTTCTGACCATTAGATTCAACGAAGAAGTCTATTACTTCTGAACCTGATGCTGAAGTAGTTACGAATGCTGCAAGAATGGTAAGAGGGTAAACACCAGATGCATTAATGTAGTTACTGCCTGAAGCTTTTACTGATGCTTTGTCTGTTTTCTTTTTAGCGAATGCCATGTGATTATATCCTTTAGGGCAGTTAGCCCTTATTGTTGTGGGAATTTTCCCGGTTATCTTTTACGAGTTAGAGCTAGTTATTATACTAGAACTTCCACTCAGAATTGTCAGTTTGTGTGCTGAGAATCATATCTATGTGTTTTTGCAAGTCATAGTACTCTTCACCAGGTTGAAGCTTTTTGCTTTTAGCAGGGTTAACATCGTTCATTATATACTGCGTATCCGGTAAGTCAGCTAACAAAGTTCTAGCCTGATTATCAGAACCACGGTGAGTAACTTTCAAGTTATTCACGTATATAGCATGATCGACTTCAGCGTAGAATCCCGTTCTGTTCTAGTAGTGTCGTTAGTACTACTACGGCAAATCATGTCTCACGACATTACATACCTGCTATATGTTTCCATATAGACCAGACTATATCTTCACCTAGTTGGGATATTTCCTACTACTGCACCTACAAACCTGCCTCTTTGTATAGGCTTACCGCTCTTCTTGTTTTGTGCTCTGATACTAACGTATTGTTTCATATTCAGACCATCAAGTAGAGCTTGTTCGTGCATAGTAGTGTCATAAAACAGATGTGTTACATAAGGATAGGACAGAAACCAAGGACTAAACTTAGGGTTATTCGTACCTTTAACTTTACCGCTTAAGGATAAGCTATCCCTACTCTTTTTTACAGAGTAAGCAGGTCGTTTAACACCAAGTTTAGCTTTAGCTATCTTGTCTTTAGTATCTTGTGAGCATACTCTTCCTTTCAAGGCTTTACTGCATTTCAGTTTATGTTCCTCTGTGAGAACTGTGCCAGAGGTATCAAAACCAGTAGAAGTTTGGATAGCCTTATTGTAGTAACTTTCATTTGTTACTACGTTGTGCTTTCTTTGCAAGTACATTTCGTACTTTACTGCTTCTACCCTACTGCTGAACCTTTTCAGTATAACCTTTTCGTGTGTAATCTTTACGTCATCAGGAAGATACTTAGAACTTCCCCAGTAACCTGTATCATCTTCTGGTTCACACTTAGATGACCTAACACCGATGTATTTTTTATCTTCTGTTTTATGCTGTATCTCATAGATGTAGTGATTCATAGTATTCCCTTCGGTAATTTATAGTACTATACCTTAAGTCTACTTCACTGTACATCAACTAGGGTTCCCCATTTCCACTCACTTGAGTGTACGTCTTTCGACTAGTCGTTGAACCTTCTCCATTTTAAAGGAGCTTGGCTGCTGATTGCCTAATGTCAGTAATTTTTAAACATTCACGCTTACTGTTTCCAGTTACGTTGTAGTTTACTGACCTTAAAGGTATCCCAGCAATTAGAGGAATATTTACGTATTTCAACGTATAACTGCGTATCACTACGCAGCAAGGCTGACTAATCCACCTTTATCTTTGAACTTGCCTTGACCAACAGGTATAAGACCTTTCTTATCATTATCCATTACGTGATTTATGATAACTACATTCATACCATTAGCTACTAGACCTTCCTGTACGAATTTCGTCAGTATGGCAACTTCTTTATTTATATTAGAATGAATATCAAAGTTGGTATAGTTTATATTGGCGTTATCTATGATGTTTTGCATTATCGTAGAGGCAGAATCAATAGCGATAGTTTCAGGGTAGTGACCCATCTTTTCGTTGTATTTTTCTACTTTCTCGTAGAAACCTTCGATGTATATTTCGTCATCTTCAACTTCTACACTACCGCCATTGATAAGTATATCCATACCATGAAACTCGTTCACAAGCATATGAGGAATGTTTAACGGAAAGTCTTTACCATCACGAGATATGACAAACGCTTTCTTTAACGGTTTAAGCAGGTTAGTTTTACCACTACCACTTTTACCGTTTATAAGTATTTTAGCTCCCACGAACTTCTCCTATTCTAAATTTAAAAAATCTTGATCAGCTTCATAATTTCTTATGGCATTCATCAAGGACTGTTCTTTTTCTTCCTCAGACATCTCATCTTCATGATCAGGATGCCTGTCATCGTAAATGTGTTGATAGTAATCATCAGGAACGTTCATATACTAGACCTTAAGACGAGGATCATTCCACAATAAGTGAGTCAGCTCAGGATACTTTTCAGTCGCTAATAGTGTTTCCTTAGCGTGATTTAACATACCACTAATGAATTCTATGTCTTCATCTGTGATAATTTCAGTCAGTACTGTCACTTCAGAAGGATAGCTTTTCAGGGGCTTATTAGTCTTTTCACTTATACCACCATCAATATACCTATTGACGTAAACAAGCCTCATACGAGTAGGCTTGTAACCATTAGCTATAAGTAAGAACGCATAAACTAATAATTGATACTTATAGTTCTGCGGAATGTACTTAGGCTTAGTTTTTGAGTTGTAAGTCTTGTAGTCGGTTATACAGCAATCGTCTTTAGTACCTTCAAGAAGATCTAGTTTACCACTTACATAAATACCATCATCTAAATCAGTGACAAGTACTTTCTCAACTTCAAGAAAGTTCTGAATATTGACCAGTACATAGTCGTTTATCAAGGCACTAGCAGGCTGTTCAAACTCACTAGTTACTAAGGAAGTGTCAACATCTTCATGCTTGTCATACGACTTTATATAAGCGTATATAGCATCCTTATCCACTTCTATCTTCTTGCCTACGCATTCAGCTATATAGTGAACTACTGTTCCTATAACGCTGGCAGTACTTCCAGTGAAACCATCTTCACCTAGTACTACTTCACGATACCATTTGTACTTTTTATCAATGTAAGTACTAAATTTACTAGGACTTATATTGATGTCACAATCTTCAGGCAGATACGCCTTTTCATGATCGTAAGCTAGTGGATTTTTACCACCATACGGTTCTGTTTTTTCAGTCATATTGACCTCTAACATTACACCAGTTGCAAGAACCCTATAGGGCTTACTTCCATTTCTGGTAGTTCAGTTTCAGGGTAAATGAACGCTTTCCATAGCAGTGATGGTACTGATGTTGTACCACCTGAATAGAGTGTCACAAACCCACCTTTAGCATTGGCGTACATAGTAGACTCACGTTCATAAACATCAACCTGTTTCTGTACACCTCCACTCATTATAATTACTTGAAGACTATCAACCTTACTAAAAGGTTTAGTGTTCATCGGTTTTTTCTTCTTCACCTAGTGCCTCCTGTATCCAAGCCATAGCAGTGTTTATATCATCAATAGGTACGTGTATTTCATGCTGTTCAGCAAGAGTTTCGTACTTGCCTATAGCATCCCACACTACCTCTAACGCATTTCTAATTCTGCTATCTGTTAAAGTCTCTACTTCGTTAGTATTTCCTGTGCTATCCATGTATTTTCTCCAATACTTTAGATATGTCTTCTACAGAAGCTTCGTTCTCAACTTTGAATAAGTCAGCCCAGTTAAGACCAATTTCACCTTTAGCAACGTTAGGAACAACTTCTTCTTCTAGCCACTGTACACATAAAATAGGTACGATATTATCGTTTAACCATTTTATTAGTTCAGGGTCTTCATCAACGGTAAAGTATATGCTGTCATATATAGTAGATATGACACTTATACGATCTGTATAACCAGCTTCCCTTATACGATGATTAATCTCATTTACAGCTATCAGAGTTAGTATGCTCCAAAACTGAACAGTCGCATTATTGATTGACCTTATTTGTTGATCAGGGTCATCAGAATACATTCTGCAACCTAGACCTAGATGTATGTAACCATTCTCTTTGGTGGACGGTAATACATAGTTCTCACGGTAATCAGTTATACCTGGGTAAAGTATATTGTGATAATTATCAAAAATTTCTTGAGTAATTACACCACCAGTGTGTGCATCAGGATAGCCACCATCGCTTATGTTCAGTATGAGTCGTTAATTCATACCCGCATCATTACATGCAGCTAGTATTCTCATACTAGGCCAGACCATATCATCATCCTTGCAGGATGCTGTATATTTCCACTCACTTGAATGTACTCCCTCTTCAGGGATGGTCGTTGAACCTTCCTCATACCAATTTGGGTTAGAGGCTCGGCTGCTGATTGTCCAATCCTAAACTTTTCAAACCTTCGTACACTGTTTTCACGTGTACTGTGGTGTTTAGGCTCTAAGGAGTTTCCAGCAATTAATACAGTTTTCGATACGCATTACTGCGTAAAGGCGCTCAGTGTTTCTTTCACGCAAGTTTGAAAGTTGGAGCTTTAGAGTTAAATCTAATTTTACCTAGAACAGCATTGTCTGGGTCATCATCATCTTCAACTTTGCGGTAGAACTCTTTAACATAAGTTACGTTGTCAGTGTTCTCTCCCATTATTTCAGCTATCTTATCAGGGAAATAACCACATGCATTAAGTGAGTGACCATCTAGATCTTCAAGAAATATATTTTGCTTATTAACATCACCTGAAAGATTAGCTATACCTCTATCTTCTAAAGCACCTAGATCTATAGCATATATAACTCTGCCTTCAGGGGCTATAAAACACTTTTTAAGAGGTTTTGCGTATATAGATCTAGAACTAGGCATGTTCAATCGCTGTATTCAATGAGGCTCGTTAGCTCCTCACCAGTTCTCTTATGAACTTCTGCATGTTGCCATGCAGGCTAGACTATATCAACGCCCACTTGGGGCGATATCCGTTTCGAGTCACTTGACCCTACTTCCTTTTCAGGAATAGTCGTTCGGCATTTATGTAATAACATTTTTAGGTCTGTCGGTAAGACTTAGTTCGTCAATAATCCAGTTAACATGTAAAGCAGCATCCTCTTCAGAATCGAATCTTTTAGGAAACATATTTCTACCGTTAACTCTTATTGTTGCAGCCCATTTACCTCTACTTTTATGGAAAGTCACGTTGTGGTATTTAGAGTGAGTATTAGGTAAGTGTTTTTTACCTAACGAATTTTTCATCTCAAATATTTTATCGTAAGTTCCTGTACGTATACTGTGCTGCTTATTCTGTGAACTAGATACCCACTCTAGATTAGAAGCTGAGTTATTATACTTATCTTCATCTATGTGGTTTACTTCTCTCAACCTCTTCGGATTCTCTACGAAGGCTTTAGCTACTAATCTATGTATTAGATGCGATGTTCTTACACCTGATACAGCGAATTTTAGTGCTTCGTATCCAGAGTTTATTTTATAAGTTTTCAGAATCTTATTTCGAGAATTCCTTACACGACCTAGATTCGAAATCTCATATGTTTTTTCAAAACCTTCTACAGGTTTCCATGTTTCGTTATTACAATTTAGCACGGGATTGTCCTTTGGTATGTTAGTGTATGTACAATAGTACATTGTCTGACATACCGTAGCAAGGAGTTTCCCCGTTTAGGATATTTTAGACATAAGATTGCTCTTATGAATCCCTATAACGTTAAAAGTATTGGGCTAAGAAAACACCACTCTATCATTTGTTTATTATCATCAAGTGAGGTTTTCGTAGTCTTTCTTTTAAAGTCGTTAAGGTTAGGGCTGTTAGACGTTGGTCTGAAGCTCTTAGCGCCAAATAACTTTATGTTTCCATACAGTACACCGTCAATAGTGAAGCTATCAAATGCTGCTAGGAAGTTATTTTTAATAATACCACTAAAGCTATGATCTACTATTGCATCAAGTACTTCAGTTAACTCTTCATTACCTTCATTCATTTTTTGAAGTATTTGAATGTTGTCACGATTCCAGCTAGCCTCAGAAGTCTTCTTACTTGTTGTGATAGCGGGTATCCCCAACATTTTAAAGAATTCTTGTAGCTGTTTAGAACTGCCAGGGTTCATTGGAGGTACTACAACCTCTTTCTTGCTTTTATCTATACGTGGAATATTCCACAACCTAGATTTTTCCTCAGCAAGTTCTCTGGCACCTTCAATAGCAAATTTATTATCTGCAGGAACAGTACTCGTTATAACTAGGTCAAGAAACCTAGCCTTAATGAATATGTTAAGCTTTTTGACTTCAGCTATAGTCCATTTAGGTTTAACTTTATCGTCTTTACCATTAGCTCTAAGGTACGCATTTACAGCAAACGTTCTGTGTGACATATTCTTATTGTCGTACTCTTTCAAGTAGTAAGTATAGTCACGAACACTAGCCAACGCTGAAGCTTTATGTGCAGCTACTAATGCTGGATGTTGCTGTTCTTGATACTGTAAAACTAATGGATTAGATGCCAACCTTTCATCTACAGACTTAAGTACTTTGTCGATTACATTACGTAGATCTTCAACTGCATCTTGATCAATCGTCAAACCTGTCGTAGTCATGTCAATCATGTCAGGTATCATAGGTTTGATAAAGTTTTTGTAGAAGTAGTCAGGCTCTTCCTCTGAAGGATCAAAGTCTCTAGGATGTGGTACAGGAAGCAAGTTCCACGGTCGTATTTCTTTTTCACACATAAACACCTCCTATACCACTTCCACTTTACACTCATGTACTTGGATAACTTCAACTACTTTGTCCGTGACGTAAGTTACCTCTACCTTGTCGTTAGAGACTAATTCATCTAGTATTTCCGAGTCGTCCATACCTTTACCTTTCAAATCTGAGTATTCTTCAGAATCTACTAGGTAATCAACGTCTTGATAAACTATTGCGCTGACTTTTTGTGTTTTTGTCAAAACCATAACTAATCACCTTCATTAATTTTATTTGATGCAAGATTACCACCACCTAACCTTACACTTTGCTTTGAACCTCTGCCTATACCGTCAGCTTTAGTCACGTTAAAGAAAGTAGCGGTAGACTCAGTATCTCTTTGTATACGTTGAGCTTCTTCAGCAGCTTCTTTATGACTACTAGCATCAACAGATATCTGCCAAGTAACTATGTACTCATTCATGGTTTGTGCTCCTTTAGTTGATTCCACAGTTTAACAACAGCTGCACCATCAATAGCACAATACTGTAAGAAATTAGGGTCATTAAAATTCTTGATATTGTAATCTTCGAACATTGACCATTTAGGTGTGTAATACCCACCAACTAGCTCTTTAAGTCCTGTCTTTGCTTTCCAGTTCTCAGCATTGTTAATATAAGTTTTAGCTAGCAACATAGTGTCTTCAAAGTCAACTGGAAGCCTACCTGTACGCTCTTTGCAAATCTTAAGGTCAAACATAGCATTGTGGATTAAAAGCTTACCTTTGTACTCTACAAGCCAGTTCCATATAAGCATTTCTGTCTTATCGTCATGTGCAATAAGAATCACACTTTCTTCTTCAGACAGTCCGAATATAAAGTGGGTTGTTCTTATAATAGATGGGTAACTTAATCCTGACGATTTAGCTACTAATTTCATATGCACTATATGTGCAGCATCTAGCAGTTCAGGCTTCTTAAGTAGATCTTTAGCTTCCTGTATCTCTTCAGCAGTGTAAGCAGACCTACACTCCACATCAAACCCAAGTACAGGTGTTAATCTTAACCGTCTTAGCTCCTTTGTTATAGAGTACAAAGTGTTATGTACAGTGTACCTAACTGATATAATTGACACAGGTAAATCTCCTAACTAGGGTTATTTATTGCATGTTGAAGTGCTTGTTCATACATCCTAACACGGTCTATTTTGTTATAGAGCATATATTTAGGAATACTGTACATATCGTTCATATGCATTGTAGATTTACGTTTAAGAGGTCTAATTGTTCTAGCTACTACCAGTGATCCACCTCTCATGAAAGTTGAGCTAGTGACGTTAACTACTAGAACGTTACGTTCTACTGGTTTTTTGTCGCTTAAGGTTTTCTTCATAGTGATTTCTCTCTATTTTTGCTCTGCTACCTGCAATACCCCATATGTATTTTACAAGGTAGTAAGGAGCTATTAGCATTGGTAATCCATTGGTATGTAAGCGTTTGGGTTTATCATATAATGACCTTGCTTAGTTCTACGTACTAAGTTTTTATCTTTTAAGATTTTATAACCCTTCCTGAACACAACACAGTTACTTTTACTTAGTACCCTACTTAAAGGTATAAAAGCTTCGTTATCTTGATTATCCCAAGCATAAGCATTTTTTATTGTAGTAATAACTAACTGTTCGGCTTTAGTCATTTTCATGACTTCATTTAACAAGTCTATAGACTCTATATTGTGCTTATTCATTGTTCCGTTACCTATTCTGAAGTAATTAGGCTGTACCTTTCGTCGAACTAGTTTTGTTTCTAGATACTCATCAGCCTCTAGGCTTGCTTGCATTACTATGCTTTTACTCATAACACTTCCACTGCCACTAGATTGTAAGCATACTGTACCACAAACGTGTACGATTCGTACACTCTTGTGTGTACTCTACAGTTACGCTTTTCTCTCTGATACTCCTATATACTGGGTTTTTCCCTATTATATAATAAACATAAGGGTAAAAAGCTTCTCCACAACTACAACAAAACCTATTTGCAAATCTAGGCTACCCCTAAGGACATTAATAATATCACCCTATGGAGTAGCCTAGATTTAAGGAGTAGTTTGTGGAAAAGCTTTGAGGTAGTTACTTACCGTTTGTTGGCTAGTCTAAGTTCCCTTTAAAGAAACTACCGAGTATGTTTTGGTTATAAGATTGTTCGTCTTCTAGAACATCCTCTTGAAACAGCCTCTTAGCCTCTAGGTACGTCAGATAGCGTTTGCTATGCGATATATCAAGTATATGCTTTCCTTTCACTACAAGTTCTTTAGTGAGTTCTGAGCTACCTTTATACGTAAGCCAATCACTTTCTTTCAGTAGTACGTCGAAGTAGGCACGTTTACCTCCTTTGATCTTGCATATACGTTCAGAGTTAGGTCTTTGTTCACCGTTCTTAAGAGCAGGCAGTGTTACTTTTTTGAATAGGTCTTTCTTGCCTACGTAGTACATATCGTCTTCATAGATTATGACGTAAACAAAACCGTAGGTACCTTCAGGGAGTTGATCAATAGAAGTAATCTCTTCATCTCCGTAGTACCAATTAACTTTTTCCATGTATAAGTCTCCTACATTTTACGAGTTATTGGGTTAACCAGAGTATTGTGCAGTCTATCTTCTTCAATAGGTTCTGCTAGATAACCATTAATCTCTTCAGCTAGATTTCTGATGTAATCTTCATCAGCACCTAGATCAACAGCGTGCATTAACGCACGGTACATGAGAACGCTTCTCTTGCCATTCTCAGCTTCATACGCATATGTGAATGTTTCCCTTGGATCATCCAATAAAGCTCTCTTAGACGCTGCAGGAAGCTCTCGTGCTGGTTTAGGCTTGTCTCTCATACGAGCACTAGCATTTTCAAGAATATTCTTAACTTCTAGGTCGTCACCTTCCAAGGTTTTAAGTATTTCTCTATTAGCATAGCTGTAAAATATTTGAGACTTAGGCAGTGAATCAACTACTAAACCTAGCTCTTCTGCAACACACTGCACAAAGACTTTGTAAAGAGCTGGCTCAACATCCAATAGTACGTCAAGAGACATAATTACACGGTACTTGTAAGCATTATCAGGGTCACTGCTTCTTACTACGTAATGTCTATACGACTCCAGCAATAGATGAACTTCATCATCCGTCATATTGCCTTGGTCAATATCCATTACTAGCATTCCAGTACCGCCTCTGACGTTGTCGTTACCTCTAACACCACCTTCGAATCTGAAAGGACTGTAAACAGCATTATGAGTAAGAAGATCAGCCATATCTGAAAAGTCCATGTCCTCTTCAAATTCGAAACCGTCCTTACACTTATCAGCAGCATATTCTTTAAACTGCTCACCATCCATATCTATGTCAAATACCTTATGACTAACACCCACAGTTTCAGTGGTAGTTAATTCACGGTAAGATATTCCACCGTTCACAGAATCGTATGTACCAGTCTTATCGTAACTTATAGCAAGTGCTAACAACTCATCTACTTTACTTTTAGATGAGCCATTACCTACTATGTAACCTAGCTTACGAAGTTCATGTAGCGATACTTCAGTGTAACCGTCCTCAGCTACCAGCTTACAGTAACTAACTAGATTCTCGTGCTGATCTTTAGCTAGTTCAACCTCAAATTCTTTTAGGTCTCCTGATAAAAGCTCAATAGTGTTAATCGCATAAGCATAACACTCACAAGTTATCTCACTATGTCCACCGTAGATTGCATAAGCACCAGAAACCTTCAAGGCTAACCACTGTTTGTGTTTTCTACTAAGTTTAGATATTGGATACCTACTAGATTCTTCATCAGACATTATTGCGTTATATTCCTGATAAACATCGAATAACTTCTCTGCTTCAGGTGATAACATCATCGGTTCTTGATCAGTAGAGTCAACTAGCAAGTCGGTAAGGTCTGCTAAAGCTTTTTGAGCACTTAGCACTTCAGACCTTTCAGCATTGCGTTCTGCATATAGATCGTCGATACTTTCGATTCTCTGTCTTATAGGAGTGTTAGGTGTAAATACAAATAACGAACGCCTAGCTAACTGAGTATTGAATAGTAGCTTAAACTTATTTTTGACATCTTGCTGAAAAAGAATTGTGTCAAATGAACCGAACAACAAACCATTTATAGGCATTGTCTTAACACCGCTGGTTTGACTTTCACTAGATTTAATTACCTTGATAGGTAACTCACCTAGATCATAGCCAACAGACAGTATTTTTACGATTTCAGTAAAACTACCGTTAGTCTGCATTTCTGCTGATAACTCACTACATGAGAAACTACCAGCACCTAAAGGCTTAAATGATAGTTCTGCGATATGGTTAGTTATACCTTCGGGAGTACCTAAACCTGCTTGAAGAGGTATAGGTTTTTCATAATATTTTTCATAGTCAGACGAGCTTTCACCATTAGCTACAGCGAGTTCCATAGCCTTAGCTACGGCATACTCTTTGCGCTTATCTTCTAGCTTGCTGTACGAACCTGACAGTGCTTTACGCACAGTATTCATACTCTTATCTTTACTACTCCCTGAAGGAGATAGAATTACAGATATAGCATTCACGGGAACCAATGTACCGTCGAACAGTTTTATTGGTTTACGTAAATGACTTGCTAAAGTGATAAGTTCGGACAAGGCAACACCAAGTTTTAACTTTGGTGATACACCTTGTCCTACTATGGTTTCTATAGCACGACTGACAACTTCAGGATAGTTAGCTAAGTATTTACATTTACTATCAATGTAACTACGTAGTACATCGTTACCACCGTTGTCAACTCTCATTAGAATGTACCTGCCCCTGTCTCTTCAACTATTTTTTCAAACAGTTCTACTTCGTTAAATTCATGGCCTATATTCATACAGCCGCTAATTTCTCTAGGTCTGCCATAACCAGAGCTTAAATCATCTCTGTATAGGTCTTCAATGATAGCGAAGAAAAATTTACGCAACAGTTTATCATTAACAACTGATGACATAGTCTCAACAGACTTACGATCTTTGTGTGAGAACAAAGGTACTGATGCAAAGAAATCAGTATCCCCATCACGAGTAACACCCTCTATAGGCAATACTAAACTCACCTTAATGAATATATGTCTACGCTCTAACTCTTCGATAGTAGCTAACAGCTTAGCTGCACTAGCTCTTATCTCCTCGTTAGTTATATTCCACGGATAACTAATACTGATGTATAGCTCGTAGAAAAAGTCTACGTACTGTCTTGAAGGTGTGATAACACAATCAGGCTCACCAGCTGCATACTTGCCAACGTCAAATCCTACTGTAGTACCTTCAACATCGTACTTGAAGTTCTCATACACTTCTTCAGTGATAAGACCACGCTTATGCAAGTTCTCACGAACAAGGTTACGTACCTGATCTTGAGCATCAGCATCGTAGTCAGCCTTACCAGATATAAGTCCTTTAAGTGCTTTTTTGTATGACATATCACAAGAACCGTCATTTATCTGACTAATCTTACTTACAGTATGTCGGAAGTGGTCAAGGTTACGGAATTTGAGGTAATCAAACGTATCATTGTCTGAACCCCAATCTTTTGGAAATATAGGATCAAGCGGAAGATTCAGCTTGAAATTATCTCTAATCATGTTTTATCTCCATGTTGCTTAACACGAGCTTTTAATAAGTTGATCAAATCATCATAATCTTTACAACTGCTCACGTTTTGTTTTTTTGGAATAGCTTCAACTAAGCGGTTAAACTCATCCTCTGCTACTTCATGGTTACGTACCAATTTTTTGACAAATCCCTCTATTAAGCCGAGGTCTTTACGTTTTTGGTAACGCATACTATCACGCATAGATATTACTACGGGTGTATTAGTTTTTTCTACAGCTTGTCTTAGAAGATCTATATACATAAGAGTTTCTTCGTCTACGAGACTACTCTCAAGCTTAGAATCTCTATCTACTGTAACTTCATCGAACCTGTCAAGTGTCGCTGCATCGATCTTATTACGTCCAACGTAACTATGATGCATGTCTTGAGGGTTAGCTGTAGCCATAAATCTGAAGTCTTTATGAGGAGGTTCAGAATAACCATCAGGAAAGTACATAATGTCATTTTCTAATGAGTTGAAAATAAGCAATACGTTACTATCCATTGCGTCTATTTCATCAATGTTGAAATAGTGTCCTTCAGTATAAGCTTTTCTGAACGGAGTAGAAGAATATTCACCGTTAACATTCATAAATCCAATGATGTGTGAAACGGTGGTTTGTCTTGTACCACTTATGAACGAGTAAGGTCTTTTAGCATTCTTAGCTGCGTTCATTAAAATTGTTGTCTTACCACTTCCTGACGGCCCTTCAAGCAGTACAGGAATTTTGTTATTTAGAAGTGTTTCAACTTCTTTCTGCTTTTCATGTTGCATATTTAACTATTCCTGATTATTGAATGAAAGTAGGGCAGATACTAGGTGCAGGTTTTTCAGAACCATTTGCTGCATGGTATAAGAACCATTTGCTGCATGGTATAAAATAAAACCACACAAATCACTAGAACTAGAGAACGTCTGTTCAAAATACATGTCATTAAAGTTTACGTATTTTCTGATATCGCTAAGAACTGAAACTTGCGTCTCACTATCAGTGAATACTTCAAGGTACAAAGAAGAGTACAAAGTTTTAGGATCGATAAGGTAACAGACATATAAAAATACCATAGCTTCTGCTTCAGACAGAGTACTTAAGAAATCATCAGATTTTTCGTAGTTATCTTGCTTGAAATATTTTCCAGCTCTTAGCATCAGTTGAAGGCAACTACTAGATACAGTAACACTGCTAAAATTCTCTAAAATAGCATTTATAGTATCGTCTTCATCAGCAGATTTAGACACGTTATCGGAAATAAAAGACCTGACAGTAGACGGGCTATACCTAGATACGATATAAAATAGAGACGCTAATTCTTTAGGATGTACATTTTCTCCTGTATACCCTTTAACAGCGTTAAATAGGTCACGCTTGTCTGTGTCGTCACTAATGAAAGGTAAAAACTTCTTGGCCATATCGAACTCCAGTGGATTATAAATAAAAAAGGCTCTTAGAAATATCCTAAGAGCCTTTTATTGAATTAACTAACTAACTAACTAACGATTATAAGTAATCTAAATCGCTTTTGCTTACGATGTTACACATGTAACCGTCAAGCGAGATAAGCTCTTCGATTTTCTTGTTAACATTTGCACCAGTGTTATCACGAGAGAACTCGACTGCAGCTACACGGATACGCTGAGCTTGGTTTAAAAGTATTGCTACTTTAGAGTCGTCCATTAAACTTTCAAAGCTAACATCACCATGTGGAGTAGGTACGTCCGGTGAAGCAACTTCAGCATCCGTATTACCGTAAGAAGCACGTGCTTTAATTACTACTGCATTTACTGCTTCAAGTTTTTCAGCATCAGTTGTAGTTTTATCTGCTAATGTTTTGATGATTGACATGGTTTATCCTTTTATAAAATTACCCACTAAACTATGCAGAGCGGGTTACTGCGGTTAATCTACTTCAGGAAGATGCACAGCATTGTACAAATTCTTTATAGCTCTTGAACATGCAACATAATACAACCGTTTATCGGCTATATCTTGTTCACCACCGTCACCTTTACCATCGAGTACTTTTGATAGTAGTTGGTTTAGATCGTCGCATATGTGAACATCTCTCATTTCCAACCCTTTACACGTAAATGCAGTAGCAATCACTAGATCGGGATCTTCTTTGACATTTTTAGCACGTTTGTAAAGATCAAATATATTAATGTTACGAGACCTTAGATTAGCTAACAACGATACACCTGATTTAACTTCGTTATCACCAACAACTTCAAGTATGTATGAATGAAAGCTACTGTGCTTCTTTTCATTCTTTTTATATTTTAAGTATTCTTTTTCAAGGTACTTGTATTTGTGTTGGTACACCTTCTTACCTGCAGATGATGAAGCTATCGCTAACGCACATGCAAATATTTCAGAAGGATTTCTTAACAGTTTAAAACCTTTACCTAACTCCATAGCGTCGCTAATTCTAGCAACTATTTCAGAGTTAGTACAAGTCACATAAAGTGTACCTGTATTTTTAGTAGGACCATCTGTACCGATAAACTTAAAATTCTCGTCTAACGTTGTTTGCATGTATTCCTGAATTCTTTTAGCTATTCTCACACTACATCTAAATGATCTAGTAAGCGGGAATACAGGTACATCTTTTAGTTCAGTAAACCCACATTTAAGGTTTAAGAAAAGGTATATAGCTTGATGTTCTTCACCAAGCCCTAGTTTAACCTTAGCTTTAATTAATTTAAAAATTTCTAATGCAACTGCAGTCGTATCGTTTATTTCGTCTAGAATAACGATATCGTACTTTGTTACATGTCCTTCATGTAGTGACAGGTGGAAGTATTTCAGCATGAACCCAAATGACATTGGAAGTTCTTTATCTAGCATTTTGTAGACGTATTTCTCTGCTACGGGAGCAAGATCGTCTTCATAGTCTTTAAAGTATTCTTCAAAATACAGGTTCATGTCAACTGAGGCTGAAACGAAAAACGATTCAATACCTCTAAGTATGTAGGCCTTATTTTTGTAAGGTATATCTTCTTTAATATCGTTATAGCTTAGTTCCCTGACCTCACTAGGTTTCAGGTAGTTATAAGCTAACGAATGGAATGTTCTACACTCCATATTGTAAGCTTCCATTTTCTGCTTACTGTCTTCGACAATTGACTTGTTAAACGCAGTGTATAACCCCTTTTTAGGGTTCATAAGCTTTACAACCTCTATTGCTGTACTTGTTTTAGCACAACCAGCTGAAGCCTTTACGAGCAGCATACCACCTATGTCTTGGACATAATCAAATATGTCTGACTGTTCTATAGTTGCTTTGTGTTCCATACTGATTCCAAGTTAAAGGGTTAAAGGGTTAGAGTATTACAATTTACATTAAATGATTACGTCACATGCTTTTACGCGTGAAAGGGCAAATCTAGACAGGACACCAGACACCAGCATTGTAATGTTAGACGACACTCTTCGGTCGTGTTTGTGATTAGCTCACCTATATTAAAGCACTACGGAATGTGAGTGACAACCTGCTTTATTTGGTAGTACTGTGACTGACGTTTACCGTTTTTACAGACGATTTCAGTATCATGCACAGTACAAATTTTATTAGATGTGCTTATTAAGTATCAGCTCTTGTACCTGGTTATTTAGGTACTCAATATCACCAGAGTTGTCTAAGACTAGATCACTGTCTAATTTATCTATACCAGATTCACTAGGATGATCACCTTCAATACCACCACGACCTATGACATGAACAAGTTTGCCATGTTTACGAACCCATGCAGCTTCATTCTCATAGCGTACATCTGTTACGAGAACCTCCAAAGGTGTACTGTAGTTACTTATTTCACGTTCTACAGCTTTTATCCATACGTCTTCACCTACGTGGGTTCTACCCCATTCAGTGCCTAACGTCTGCATCATCGTTCTTAAGGTAACTCCATAGGTATCATCTACCTTACTTCTGTCACCTTCGTAAAAATCACTTAAAGGTATATTAAGACCTTCTGACAGCATACGTTTTAATGGATCAGCAAAAGCTATGCGTATATGAGGTGTACAATCAAATATCAAACCTGCTGCAGTGTCTTTACCTGATCTAGCTAAACCAGCAATACCTATTACTTTTACATTCTTCATGACACATTCTCTATGTACGCAGATTCTTCCACACTTTCAGTAAGTAGCATACCTTTACTTTCAGCGTGTTTTGCCAATACATCTATACATAAGTTGTAAGCATCCTCATCAGCAAATACTGCTATCAGTTCTGCTTTACCGTTCTTTTCTAGGTAAACTTTTACCATAGTACTTACTCCTACCTTAGTGGTTTCTGACCTTCATCTAAAGGCCAATCAATTTCTAACCTGCAGTTACCACAAACTTTTTTATTGTAAGTTTTAAGTAACAACAAATCTGTACAGCCACAACTAGGACATGCCTTCGTAGTGACCTTTTTGTCTTCATTCTTTTCTTCATTCATCAGGATAAACCCTAGTAAATGATCTATGCCAATCTTCTACAGGTCTTGACCATACAGAAAAAGTTTTAATGTTCTTATAAACTACGGTAGGCACATACTTATAGTTAGATGAATCAGTATTAGCTAATTCAATAACTACGTACTTGATGCCATTCCTATGTCGCCATACAGAATTTTTATCAGGGTATTTCATATTACACCTACTAATTTTAAGTGACTACTTGAAGTAGTACTCCAAGGGATTGAACCTCGACCTTACTACTGCAGTACCAACTGATTTACAGGAATCGAACCTGACCATGCTATATGTGCACTTACACCACAGTACTACCACAGGTAACCACTAGATTAATTGTTAGGGCTTTTCACCCTAGTTGGAAGTCTAATATTCTGAGTATTCGAATCTTGGGCTTAGATTTTGGCCAAGTATAAAATTCAGGAACTCTTGTCACTTCTAATTTCTGTAAAACCTACTAAAAATTAAAGACCGTAATCTGAAGTTTTAAGACCTAACACGTTACCGACTTCACGAAGTATAGCCATTTCAGAATCGTCAACTTCACCGTCAGCTTCAGCTATTGTAATCATAACTACAAACACTTCTTCAGCGTGTTCAGGGTTGTTTTTAATATCCGCAATTTCACGGAGAATTTTCAGTTTACCTATACGGAAACCAGCACCAATAATATCTTCACAACGTTTAATTTCTTTACCGATTTCTGATCCGAAATCAGCCAACGCTGGATTTGAAGATAATATGCCGTCTAAAGCAATAATCTCGTCATCATCGATACTGCCATCAGCAGCAGCAACTAACATTGAACCTCCAACGATAGCTTCCATTAGATCACGATTTGTTACTTTTTTTACTTCACCAGCTACATTGCTGGCCTTACTTTTTATAAAAGACATTAAGCCCATAATATTTACCATTTTCCTAAGTTATAAAAGTCCGAGAGTGAACTTTTAGTTACAGGTACTCTCAAGTCTTCTAAAGTTAGCTTATTACCGAGTACGGCAACTCTGAGTGCTAGCTTAGCGTGTAGTACACGCTTCTCAGCTCTAACTCTAAACGACTTGAAAGCAGCTTCTTTAGTTTTGTCAGCGAAGTGAATCCACTAGATTAGATAACCTAGACCACAATGTAGCACCTAGATTAACAACCTTACAACCATCATTGCCAGTTTCAGATCTTCGTGACAAATCTTGTTTAACTCTGCGAAGTAAATCAATTTCTACCAGAGCGTAACCTTTAGGTAACTCGACTAAACCAGTCAAATCTATACCGCTTATAGCAGTGATTTTAAGATGGTTTACACGAATGTTTTTAGTTGGTTTTCCTGTGTCAGATACCATAACGGCAGCAGAGAATCCATAACGACTACCGTACAAGTTCTTAACTGTTCCAGTGTCACCTGTAGATTTATCAAGTACTGATATTTTTAGCTTTTTCATTTTGGTACCTACTTTTCGTTTTCTGGTCGTTGATTCCAAGCAAGATTACATATAACCCTGTCGTAAGCTCCGGCATCTTCAAACATTTTAATCATTTCTTGTTCACCAGATTTAAGGTCATACTTATCAGTAAGAATTACATACCAACCAGACGATACAAAGTGTTTAGGGTTTAGCTTGTCTATCATACCTGCTGTGATCGGGTCACACTGGTCTTGAAGTTCTTTAGCTGTACAAGGTTTAATATCTGGATAATGAACCTTTTCCCATATTTCTTTACCATCGTTACAAAAAACAATAAGTGCTATTTGCCATTTGTGTATTTGGTTGAATATAGCCAAATGTATTGATGGACTTGTAATGCCTATTATCTGCATCTGATCAAAACAATGAGCAGAGTACAGAACAACTTTATCAAGTTCTCTACGCAGTGCTTTCATCTTGTTAGGCTTTTTTCCTTTACGAGA